CTGATAATATTCCCCGAACTGGAATCTTCTCTGAGCCTCCTCAAGCCATGCCAGAGGATGTGAAGGTTCCTGGAGACTCGATCACTGCATATAAAAACTATTATCGAGTATACAAAAATCGATTTGCGCGTTGGACTAATCGCGAGGTTCCTTCTTGGTATAAATAAGAGAATGAAGAAATTCTCAGAATTTAAATCAGACCAACTTGGCAATCTTTCGGTTTGGGACATCGATGAAACGTTGTTTCAAACCAAGGCTCAAGTGCACGTCATGAAAGATGGAAAGAAAGTAAAGTCTCTCAGCAATAAAGAGTTCAACACATATAAACTCAAGAGTGGAGAATCTTACGATTTCGCTGAGTTTAAAAATGCTGAGTTATTCAATAAGACTTCTGTTCCAATTCAACGCGCGATAGACAAAGCAGCAAAAACACTTCGAGCATATTCGACGTTGCCAAACTCGAAAGTGATCGTTCTAACTGCAAGATCAGACTTCGATGATCCTCATACGTTTCTAAATACATTTGAGAAGCATGGATTGAACATGAAAAATATTCATGTTCACCGAGCAGGTAATTTGGGAATGCCTGCTGCTCAAGCAAAGAGACTTTTCATTAAACAATATCTTGATACTGGAAAGTTTAAAACAGTATCTTTGTTTGATGATGATGAAAAGAATCTTCAGGTTTTTCTTTCACTACGCAAAGAATTTCCTAATGTAAAATTTACTGCCTATATGGCAACACATGGATACTTTAGAAAATATAGTTAATTATGCCAACATACAATTTTCGTAATACAAAAACTGGTGAAATCATTGAAGAATTTATGTCGATATCTGCACGTGATGAGTTCTTAGAAAAGAACAAACATCTTGAAGCATATATTGATGAAGCACCGATGTTTAGTTACTCTGGTGCGAAAGATTTTTCAGGGGGTAAGACTGACAACACCTTCAAAGAGGTGATGCAGAAAATTGCAGAAAAGCATCCTGCAAGCCATTTGGCTGAGAAAGTCTTAAAGAAGTCGACAAAAGAAATCAAAACTCGACAAGCCCTCGATAAACATCGTAAAAGGCAAGCCGCTGCTCAAGCAGGGAAGTGAGGGGGTTTTGAGCAAAAAGAAAAATGGTAACACTAATACTTACATTGAAATAACGTCAGAAACTACGGAGAAAAAGCCACCGCGAATCAAAGCAGCGGAACTCAAAAAGTTTGAACCACTGACACCAAATCAAGCAAAGTTCTTTGAAACTTATGCGCGTGGTGATTACTTCACGATGCTTTGTGGTTCAGCAGGTACTGGCAAATCATTCATTGCTTGTTATAAAGCAATTGAAGAAGTCCTTGATCGTTCATCACCATTTCATCGCATCGTGATTGTTCGCTCTGCTGTTCAGTCTCGAGATCTTGGTTTCACTCCAGGATCCGTAGAAGAAAAGATGAGTTTGTATGAACAACCATATATGCAAATTTGCCATACATTGTTTGGTCGTCGTGATGCATATGACGCAATGAAGGAATGCGGTCGTATTGAATTCATCTCTACTAGTTTCATTCGAGGTATGAGTTTCGATGATGCAGTTATCATCGTCGACGAATGCCAGAATATGACTTGGGAAGAATTGACTACAATCATGACTCGAGTTGGTCATCGTTCGAAGATTATCTTCTGTGGTGACTACAAACAGACAGATCTATATCGCAATAGCAAAGACAAGAGTGGACTTCGAAAGTTCCATGAAGTTGCCAAGACTATGAACTCGTTTACTAACATCGAGTTTACGACAGAAGATATCGTCCGCAGTAGTCTTGTCAAAGACTTCTTGATTGCTGTTGAGAAATACGAGAAGCAAGAAAATACTTGACTTTTGCTTGCCTTTGGTATATAATAACTATGTCTGGTTTCATTGAGTATCTACATTATGTTTAATCGTATTCATCATGACTTTCCCAAACTCTTGCAAGAGAATGTTGATGGCACTCGGCACTATGTCACTCCGACTGGTGAGAAGTATCCGTCTGTCACCACTGTTCTTTCCGATTATGGGAAAGAAGCAATTCTAGAATGGCGCAAAAGAGTTGGTGAAGCCAAAGCCAACGAAGTCTCTCGCAAAGCCACTACTCGTGGAACAAGCGTCCATAAAGCATTGGAGATGTATCTCAGCAATGAGGATGTTTCTTCTCTAGAAATGCTACCAAACGTCAAGTCTCTTTTCGTTCGGATGAAGCAAGAAATAGATGCCAAGGTGAATAACATTCATTGCTTGGAAGATCGTCTCTTCTCTCATGAACTCAAACTTGCTGGAACCGTAGACTGTATTGCGGAACATAACGGCATTCTTTCTGTAATCGACTTCAAGACTTCCGTACGTCTCAAGAAGAAAGAGAACATCGGCAACTACTTTATGCAAGCAGCAGCATATCGCCAGATGTTCTATGAGATGACTGGTCTTGATGCAAAGCAAGTCATCATTCTAATCGGTGTTGATACTGCAAACTTTTGCCAAACTCTTGTAGTCAAAGAGGATGAGTTGGAACTACACAAGCAAGAATTGCTTAAATATATAGAAGCATACAGAACCAAGAATAACTTGCCTTTGCTTTGATTCTGTAGTACAATATATCTGTCCGTTACGTTGGAGAAGCAAATGAAATTTACAAGCACATTTCTAATCGCTGCAGTTATTCTATTTGGTTCAACTGCCAATGCACAGAGTACTGAAGACTTGGATGTTCTTCTTGGTGCTGCTGCTGGTGCAGCAATTGGTTCTACGATTGGTGATGGTGATGGTCGTAAGATTGCCACTGTTGTTGGTGGATTGATTGGTGCAAACATGGCAAGAAATCGTAATGAGTACAGCCATGGTTATCGTTATGTTGGTCGTCGATTCGAATCTATTTGCAAAGATCGCGTACCTGCCGAATATCGTAACAATGCTGGTGTTGCTCGTTCTTGGGTGCAAGGCTGTGTTGCTCGACTTGAACAACGTCAGGCTGAACTTGAACAACAGGCTTTTGAGGAGGCGTTGAATGGACCTTCCAATTAATGATTATGAACTTCGTGTGATCATTGACGCACTTCAGCGCGATGGTCGTTGGGATCTGTCTGATCGTCTGACTCTTGTTGAGCAGTTAAAGAAAGAAGGCAAACCATACAAGAAGATTCTCCGCGAAGAATATAATCTCGTCGCCTAATAGTCTCTATCAATCATTTCTATTGAATTAATTTATCGCCCAAAAGGCGATTCAGGGTATCTTTTTGCATATATACCCTTGTGTATAGGTTTTGGTTATACAGGAGTTTAACATGAAGATGAAGACGGTTGGAGATAAAGTAAAGCATTTCGCAATCACTGGTGTGAAGCCTGGTGCTCTTACACCTGATGACGCATTTGAAACAATCACGCATGAATCTTTCGCAGGAAAGTGGAAGGTTATCGTATTCTATCCAAAAGATTTCACGTTTGTTTGCCCAACTGAAATCGTTGCCTATGATAAGTTGAATCAAGACTTCGCTGATCGCGATGCTGTTCTCTTGATCGGTTCAACAGACAACGAGTTCTGTAAGTTGGCATGGAAGAATGCTCACGAAGATCTCAAGAAAACAACTTCTTGGTTCTTTGCTGATACAGCACGCGACCTTGAAGATGTTTGGGATGAAGACACACAAAGTCTTGTTCAGCAACTCGGCGTGTTCTACAAGCCAGCAGGTGCTGCTCTTCGCGCAACGTTTATCGTTGATCCAAACAATGAAATTCAGCATGTCACTGTGAATAATCTAAACGTCGGACGCAATCCTGAAGAGACACTTCGTGTTCTCGACGCTTTGCAGACGGGTGAACTTTGCCAGTGCAATCGTAAGATTGGCGAAAATACTTTGACTATCAATGTCTAGTAAAAAAACAGAGCACGTTTGCCTCGGTTGTGGATATGTCTACGACGAGAAAAAATATGGAAAGTTTGAAGATCTGGATGAAGACTTCTTATGTCCAGAATGCAAATGTGAAAAAGATATGTTTGAAGAAAGGGAAAAACGTAAATGAAAAAACTAATCATTGGATTGATGATGTTATCTGCGCCAGCAATGGCTTCAGACCGTGTGACGCAGTATGACTTTGACAAGGATGGCAAGGTTTCATTTGAAGATGTAAATCGTTATTGCACAGTAACAAGTGGTTTGTTTGAAAAGGCAGATAAGAACGGAGATGGCTTTTTGAGTAACTCAGAAATGCGTCAAGCAAGAGCCTATTTGTTCTCACGCTGCGCAGAAGTTCCAAAGGACGCTTAATATGAATTGGGTCAATGTAATTAAAGAAGGTTTACCAGAATATGCAAAAGATACTAAATTAAATCTTGATGCAGTTTTGATTCGCAGTTCACTTGACCCATTGATTGCGCAAGGATGCGCACTTGCGGCAGCATTTGCTGCAGGCAATTCTCGTTTAGCAACAGCAATCGACGCAGAGATCACTGACCGCAAGGAAGCCGATGCTGCGTTGACTGCTGCCACAATCATGGCTCAAAATAATGTTTGGTATCCATATGTTGAAATGGCAGATGATCCCGCACTCAAAGGATTGCCTGCTCAATTGCGTATGAATGCAATTATGAATCATGGTGGCACTTCAAAACTCAATTTTGAAGCATATTCTCTCGCTGCCTCAATCGTAGGCAAATGCCACTTCTGTGTTAAGGCTCACTATGAGACTCTCAAGAAAGAAAGTCTTACAGTTGAACAACTTCGTGATATTGGTCGTATTGCTGCTGTGATCAATTCTGTATCAAAAGTTCTCAGCGGCTAAATAATAGACCAATTTAATGGTTGTAAACTGACAATTAAAGGTGTTCTGGACTCGGGTTCGACCCCCGACATCTCCACCAAATGCCCATCACCTCTGCAGAAATGTACGTGGTGGCTATCTGACGGGGATGAATTTGGCTTCGACAGGGCAAGTAATAACCTGACAGCAACCAGTGAGGCGACTGACTTAATCAGCGCAAAAAACGTAAATGCAAACGATGATTCATTTACACCTATGGCTCTTGCTGCTTAATAAGCACACTGAGTACAAAGAGTTGACCGCTCGGTAACAGAAAGGTCTGGGTTGGTGGTGCGAACCACCAACCTTTTCTTTCCACTGCAATAATGGAGACCGTAAACATGAATGCAGTAGATATATTACATAATGTTGAAAAATATTTTGATCGCAATCACAATTTGTTCTGTATGTGGGGTGGGCTTTTATCGCTCATATTTTTTGGAATCTTTATCCCATACAGAATGTTGGCAATACAAGAGGCTAATCTAAACGCTCAATTGTCAGCATACCAAACTCAGAATGCATATCTTGCGTCACAAGTTGATGATATGTCTCATGAAATGAAATTCTTGCAACTCAGTTATGACGAAAAACAAAAAGTCATGCGAGAGGTCGATTGCCTTGCGAAGAACATTTACTTCGAGGCAAAAGGCGAACCGCGTGCTGGCAAGATTGCTGTTGCTGAAGTGACGATGAATCGCGTCAAGAGTAAGCAGTTCCCTCGTTCTGTTTGCGCAGTAGTCTATCAAAAGACCAAAGGTACGTGTCAGTTCTCTTGGGTGTGCGAAGGTAAAAAAGCAATCATCAATCGTGCTGCTTGGAAAGAGTCCTTGCAAATTGCTGAGACTATATTGATTTTAGACAGGAAGTACGGTATAATTGGATCTGCAAAGTATTTTCATGCAGACTATGTTGACCCTTCTTGGGCTGAGAAAAAGAAATTGATTCGCAAGATTGGCAATCATATTTTTTATCATTGAGGTTATATGAGAATTATTGAAGACGTTAAGTTGGACTATAAAGATGTCCTAATCACTCCGAAACGATCTACGCTTTCATCAAGAAGCCAAGTAAAACTGAAACGCACTTTCACTTTCCGTAGTGGAAACTCATGGGTTGGTGTGCCAATTATTGCTGCGAATATGGATGGTGTCGGCACCATCACTATGGATATGCAACTTGCAAAAATGGATCTGATGGCTGCATTGACCAAGCATTATGACGCTACTGAACTTGTAGAACATTTCTCAATGAAGTTGAACAGCAGCATCTACTCTCTTGGTATCTCCAATGATGATCGAGATAAATTTGCATATGTTTATAGCAATGTCAAAAATCCATCGATGAAAGTTTGTATTGACGTTGCCAATGGTTACACGCAATCGTTTGTTGATTTTATCAAAGAATTTCGTGAGTGGTATCCTGATGTGATACTCATGGCAGGTAATGTTGTTACACCAGAGATGACTGAGGAATTGATTCTCGCAGGTGTTGACATTGTGAAGGTTGGTATTGGTCCTGGTTCAGTTTGCACTACACGCAAAATGACAGGCATCGGCTACCCGCAGTTGAGTGCAGTTATCGAGTGTGCTGATGCTGCTCATGGTCTCAAGGGTCATATTATAGCGGATGGAGGGTGTTCCGTTCCTGGAGACGTAGTGAAAGCATTCGCTGCGGGAGCCGATTTCGTGATGCTTGGTGGAATGTTGGCAGGTCATAGAGAGGGTGGCGCCACTCCATTGGGTGGAAATAAATTCTATGGTATGAGTTCAGATACTGCCATGACATTACATAATGGTGGTGTTGCCAATTACAGAGCATCTGAAGGCAAGACTGTAGAGATTCCTTATCGCGGTGAAGTTACACCAACAATCAATGAGATTTTGGGTGGGCTTCGTTCAGCATGTACTTATGTTGGAGCAAGTGAATTGAAAGAGTTGAGTAAGCGAACGACGTTTGTTCGTGTGACTCAGCAGTTAAACAATTCCTTGAATGCATATGAGGTCTAATAGAATGGCAAGCCGCGAAGAAAAAAATAATTTTTCTATGATGATCATGAATCTAGCAATGCAAGAAAAAATTGATCACATGGACGCAATCACCTCTTACTGTGAACGAAATAATCTTGAAATTGAAGTTGCTGCAACACTAATCAACGATTCACTAAAAAGTATCATTGAAGGCGAAGCAATGGAGTTGAGATTTTTGCCGCGAGGAAGTCGACTGCCTCTATGAATGGATACGATTTGTATTGCATCTATCAAGCCATCAAGTTGCACTTCACTTCAGAGAGTTATAACTTCTTTCAATATGATGGCAAAACAAGAGTCTCTGTAGATGCATTTCAAAAACGTCGTGACAAATTTTTATTCCACCGTCTTGCGCGGAAGTATCGCGATGATGAGATGGTTCCATTTCTGGTTGCTAATTTTGTACACAGTGATGATAATTGGACCAAGTCATTACTTGAAGATCAGGCTGAAGAAACTTATAGGGATTGGAAACGAACCACCGATTCCATGACCAAAGTATATCTAGAAGATTTACAAAAGATCTGTCCAGATCCAAAAGAGTTTAACAATTTATTTAAAGTTGAAGATGGACAATTTCCAAAGTTGTTAGTTGCATTTCTCCAAAAAGATGTGACGATTGAGACTCTTGTGATTCTTAATAACATCTTCAACTTTATCCAAATTTGGGACAAGAAGATTTCAGATGATATCATCTATCCCAAAGTGTCAAGAAAGGTGCGCAAGTATGGTGCCTTTCTTGCAGTGAATGTTGACAAGTATAAGCAACTGACAAAGGAAACTTTACTTGCTAACGATTGTACTATATAATAATATGGTAATGAAGAAAGTGGACAAGTCGATATACATTAATACAACGCTATACGGAGAATACATATGAGTCTATCAAGTCTAAAGAACAAGAGTTCATCTCTTGACAAGTTGAAGAAAGCAGTTGAGCAATCTTCAGCAGGTAATGGTGGTGGCAAGAACGTCGATGAGCGTTTCTGGCAACCTGAAGTTGATGCTGCTGGCAACGGATACGCAGTTGTCCGTTTTCTCGATACGCCAGCAGTAGATGGTGAAGATGGTCTTCCGTGGGTCCAGATCTGGTCGCACGGTTTCCAAGGTCCAGGTGGTTGGTACATTGAGA